GTATGTGTCAAGTGCTTCTTTGAGATACCTCTTGCGATGCCACTCAGATGAATATGGTTTATAAGACATGGTGAAGATAGGTTTTCATTACAGCATTATATTTAAGCCAATTATAGCAAATTACACGGTTTTGTCAACTACCGTGTCAAAAATATTTATAGTTGGAAACCAACCAATGCTCTTCAAAAGTTCTGTATCCGCGACATTATCCATACGTTCTCCTGGCGTATCTTCCTTGACTGGCAAGTGACCCATACCCATTTTCTCTGCCAATTCTCTCACAGAAACTGACTCACCTGTTCCAACAGAAACTGGACCGGTTACATCGCTAGTTGCCAAATATCTGATTGCACGACATACATCTTTCACATGAATCCAATCTCTACGATGGTTGGTAACGTACTTAGCCGTGCCATCCTCAAGCATCCTATACATCATATCAGGACGACTATCAGGACCATACACTGTTGTGAATCTTAAACCAACAGAATTGGTAGGTGCCATAATCTCATTGATCCATTTTGTCATTGCATATGGATTTTCCCAATACTCTTCTTCTACGGCACTTGAAGAGGCATACAGCAGTCTTGTACCAGTATGTCTACACCAATCAAAGATACGCTTTGCCTTTACAACATTATTATCATAAAACTTTTGTGGATCAGAAAGACTATCTCGGATATTGGCATATGCTGCCAGGTGGATAATCAGATCATAATTACCACCAGAAAAACTATCAACATTGTCAGGGAAGTCAATCCCAACAACATTATTAACTCCCAAAGTTTCTACCCAGTCTGCATAAACGTGCCTACCAATGAAACCTTTGTGCCCAGTAATTAAAACTCTCATGATACTAATCTACTAAATCCCTTCACTTTGTCAAACTTCAATACATTCTCAAACCGGTCTTCCATACCAGTCTTGTGAGATATAACGAACACATTCGCATCCTTGATTACAAAGCGAATGATTTTTAAAAATTCTTCTGTTCCAAAACCATCGAGTGAAGAATCAAATACCTCATCCATAATCAACAGGTTGGTGTTGACAGAATTTTTGACCCTAGCGACTTCCCTCCATGTAAAAAGTAATGCTAGGTCAATTCTCATCTTCTCACCTTCGCTGAAGGAACTGTAAGAGAAATCCTCATGAATAGGAGACTCGACAGTTTCACTAAATTCTTCATCAAGTTTAAAGTTGATGTAGAAGTCCATCATCTGTAGGTAGCGATTTACCTGTTGATTAATGAATGGAAGATACTTCTTGATAATTTTGGTTTTTACGCCATCGTCCTTGAGTAAGGAATAGGCAAAATCGTGATAGACGATTTCTTGGTTACGTTCTGATAAATCTTCAATTGTCTTTTGGAGATTCTCCCTAAACTCTTCTAACTTTTCATGCTCAGTATTTCTGTTTGCAAGTTGGTCGGTAAGTCTCTGAATTTCCGATTCCAGATCCCTGATCTGTCGTTGACATCCAGATATCCGAGTATTGTTTTGAGAAATGCCATGCGTTAATTTGGTAATCTCCTTAGATAGAGTGTTAAATAGACGCTCTCTCTGTTGTTCAAACTTAATGGTGTTTTCGAGTTCCTCGTAACCTTCCTTGAGTTCCTTTGCTCTATTTTGAGCGTCACTAATTCTATTTAAGCGAAAATCTTCTTCTATATCCTGCTGACAGGTGGGGCAGACCGTATTCTCGGTGAAAAACTTATGTTCTTTGGTAATTGTGCCTACTTTTTGGGACAATTTTCCCTTGAGATTGTTTAGTTTTACTAACTTGTCTCCGGCACCAGTAACTTCTTCCTGCTCCTTAGTGTTCTTCAGAATATCATTTTCAAGGTTGGTATTTTCTTCCATATAATTATCAACTTCGACCATCAAAGTTTTAATCTTCTCATTGCTACTTTGAATGCTAGTCTTTCCATCACTCTCAAGTTTGTCGATAAAGTCTTTCTGCATCTTTGCTTTATCTTTAAGATTCTCTTTCTTGAGGGTCATAGATTTGACCTGATCTTTTTGAATACGAATCTTATCTTTAATCAGATTACTCATCTGAGAAAAAATACGAATATCCAAAAGATCCTCAATGACTTCTCTACGATTAGAGGTAGTCAACTGCATGAAAGGAACAAAGGTGCTACTACCCAGAATCACAATCTGAGTGAATGATTTATAGTTTACCTTGAGAATATTCTCTTCTAGAATTTTTTGATTGGATCTATCATCTGCTTCTTTGTGCAGTTGATTTCCATTTACCTCAATATCAAATACATTTGGTTTGATTCCTCTACGAACCAAATACTCCCTGTTGTTAACTTCAAACTCAATTTCCACAACACAATCTCTCTCATTGGTCGTGTTAACCAATTGAGGTTTGTTGATCTTACGAAAAGGTTTATTGAATAGAACAAACGTAAGTGCATCCAGCATTGTGGATTTACCAGCACCGTTTGTTCCAATTACAAGATTGGTAGCGTGCTCTTGGAAGTTAACATCCGTCCATTGATTTCCGGTAGACAGGAAGTTTTTCCACTTAATCTTTTTGAACGTTATCATTACTTGGAGGAATCACCAGATCATCTGGCGTAATCACAGCATACTTGTAATTATACATCCTGCAAGTCTTTATGGCAAGCTCGTCATCGACTTCTACAACAGTCATCTCACGCTCATATTCCTCATCATCTTCCATCATCATTGCATATCTTTCGGCATCATCTTCCTCCTCAAACAGGAATAACACTTTTTCTCCAAGTGCATCCTGTACGGCATAAGCACCGTCTTCCCTACGATCTTTTAGGGTAAGCAGGAACATTACTCTACCTCACATGCTTGCGTGTATAGATCCCGAAAAATTCCTTTAATAATATTTTTGTCGAATTCAAATTCAGACTCATCAATATATCTATTCAAGATGGAAATTGTATTCTCATCCTCATCAATCTCAAATTCTTCATTTTCATGAACCATGAAGTTTTCAACAATCTTTAAGTCCTGAACACCAGTGCTATAAAGTTTATCAACAAACTTCTCAAAATCTTTGGGATTTGTCTTTTTACGAACGATGACTTTTACAATTTTGTTTTCATACTCTGTAGTATTGAACAACTTGTAGTTAGTATCTTCGTAATAGATGTTGTAAAATAATTTATATGGATTATCGACGTGAGTGTGGGTGAGGGTATCCGTATCAAAGATAGTGAAACCTCTAGTGTCATTCACATCATTCCAGAACATCTCATACGGATTACCCAAATAGAAGATCTTTCCATTGTCAGATCTCGTATGGTAGTGTCCAGAGAATACTCGGTCGAACTTATCGAAGATATCAATAGACATCCCATCTTCCATAATGTGACCACGATGAGCACGGAAACCATTGAGCTCAAGGTGACCCATTGCAACCTTTGCCTTTGTCTTCTTCACAGCATTTGAAGAAGACTCAAAGTTCTCAGAGTTTATCCAAGGAAGCAAAAGAATATTAAGGTTGTCAATCTTAATCTCTGATGCCTCAGAATAAGTGCTGATATTGGAATAGTCCTGCAAAAGAAGTTCAGGAGAATTCACTTCGTTGGTATTCTTATAATAACAATCGTGATTGCCGATTACCGCATGAACCTTATATTTTTTGAGAGGATCAAATACAACACGCTTTGCCCACTCTAAACTTTGGTAATCGATAGACTTGCGACTATCAAAAATATCACCCATGTGAACAACAGTGGTGACACCTTCTTTTTCTAGCGTCGGAAAGAATACATCAGCATAGAACTTCTCAAAGTAATCATGTAGGTGCTTCGAACCTTTACGAGCACCATAATGAGTATCTGTAATAATCGCAACCTTCATCGATTAGACTTGTAGATGATATTATCCTTGATAGTATTATAGTCTGAACTGCTGCCAGAAAGCAAGCTGTCGTCAACCATCATAACTTCATCAAATCCAGTCTTCTCAATGATTTTAGTCTTGATATCCAATTGCTTTTTCTCTTTCTGAATTCGACGTAGAAAGGCGTAGTGAATAATCTGAGTGAAATATGCAAATGGATTCTTAGACTTCTCTGGATCAAAGTTGTGAATGTATTGAACACAGTTCTCAATACCATCAGAGATCATATCGTCTCTGAACATGTAATTAACAAAGTTTGGTTTGTAAGAAAGGTGTGTCGCAATCTTAAGAAAACATTCGCCAAGATAATTTGTAATCGGTGGTTTACCTTCCCAACGCTTTGCTCGTTGTTCTTTGGGTTGCTGAGTAAGGTCTTTACCGAAGGTCTCTAAGTATGATTTTTCTACCTTCGTTCGATAAACAATCAGTGCCTCTAGTAATTCTTTGTTATTTACATAATGTTCTGACTTCTTCTTTGGCATGACATTGGTTTCCGTATTTAAGGTTATAAACATTATAACATATTCTCATAACTTGACAAGATGTTCAAATATGAGTAGAATACCTTTGTTAGGTTTGAAGAGAAGGCTCTAGCTTTCTTTAATATCTTTACTATAGATGTCTTCAAGCATCTCTCTTGCTTCCTCTACACTAGCAACATAACCCATCTTACCGGTAATCTTTGCTTTACCTTTAGATCTGGGTCTGAGAGGTTCTAGATCTTCTTCTTCAGATTCTTCAATATATTGATCATATACTTCAATCATTTTTTTATCATGAGTTTCAGTCATAGTAATAATTCTATCAAGCCTTATAACAAAGACATCTTCTTCAGTCAATTCCATCCATGAGGATACTTTGATAAAAGCACCTTCAGGTGTCTGAATCATTTTCATCTTGATTGGTTTTTGCACAAGCAAGATAGGTTCACCTTCATTCTCATCAACGCATACTTTTGCGAAGATCTCTTCTCCAGATACAAGTTTTATAATAGAGTAAAATTCTTCTCCCATTAGTTCCTCAGCGGTATGTTTACTATGTCATAGTTAAAATTCTCTTCATTGTAGATTTTAATTCTCTCAATAAGATGATTCAGAGTGTAGTTTTTCCTTGACTTGTAACTAATATCATCGGCAATGTCATAGAGTGTTGCCTTTGTTTTGTTGTTACCTTTCCTAAGAACTCTTCCGATAGACTGTAAGTTTCTGATCCTGGACTTAGACGGTGATGCAAAAATTACGTTGTGTAAGTTCTTGATGTTAATACCTGTTGAGAAAGTTCCATACGATGCAACAATGATTGCATTATTTTCTCTTTCAGTAATTTCTCTAACTTTCTCTCTATCTTGTGTATCTACCCCACCATGTACAAAGAATACGTGGCGGTTATCTATTATGACGCTATTATTTATCATCTCGTATAGCGGTCTGCCGTGACCTTCTACCCTAGAGAACAGAATTAGTGTATTTCCTTTAAGATCAAGTGCGAGATTCCGGATAAACTTGTTTCTACGTTCGTGTCCTATGATATACTGAACTTCATCTTCAAAGGTCTCAAACTTATGTGCTGGGTGTTTCAATAGAAGCACGTTGATGTCCAACTTAGCAACATGACCCTTTGCCATCAGTTCTTCTGTTCTGATGATCTTGTAAGATGGACCAAACAGTCCTTCCAAT